GATGGGTCAAATCCCTTTTGAATAAACGCGCTAATTGGTAAGCGATAAAATATTGCACCGTTACCCATAAGAGCGTGAAATAATATAGCACGGCCCCCCATACTAGTAATGCCAAAGATAATACACTCTTCAACTTCTCCATGGCCTTTTTTAAGATCATATAAATATTCCTTCCTAATTTGTGCGTAGATAGTTGGTATGTTTGCGTTTAAGTATGCCATTATTTAATTTCACCCCAGTTGTCTCCCTTCTCATAGTCTACTTTGTTTGGAACCTCTAGTTCCACAGCGGACTCCATTATCTCAATAATTTGTTCTGCCTTTTCATCAGACTCAACAGAAATATCTACCTCATCATGAATCTGAATATGTGGTATTATACCATTTTCATACAAAGCTACCATAGATTTTTTTGTCATATCTGCAGCACTACCTTGTATTAATTTGTTTAAAGCTTTGTAAGTAAATGCACGTTTTAATGGCTCATCGTATTCTTTTCTAGCCTGTTCTAACGGCAAAGGTTTAAATACTCCAAACTGAACTGGTTGCCATAAATCAAAATGACATGCACGTCCACCTAAAGTTCTAATCTTACCTCGATCATTTGCTTTACGAGATACATTGTCCATTAGTTGTTTTACAAACGGAGCCTTTGTGTGATATTGTTTTATTAATTTTTCAGCAGAGTCTTTCATCAATCCTAACTCTGCCATCAATTTATTTTTACCCATACCATACATCAAACCTAAATTAATTGTTTTGGCTTGTTTACGTTCAATGCCTGCCATGTCTGCAACAACTTGGTGAAAGTCTGCATTTCCTGTATTATATGCATCTACAATTTCATCTACACCCATTAAGTTTTGTAACTTTGCATAGTGTACTAAAATTCTTGGTTCTTGTTGTGAGTAGTCAAATGATCCCCATTTAGTTTTTTCTTCTGGAATAAATATAGATCTAATCATCGGTCCGAGTTCCGGATGCCTCGCTGGAATCTGTTGTAGATTAGGATTTGACATAGAGAATCTACCAGTCACCGTTCCGCCTGCATCTGATCGTATTTGATTTATGTCGGCATGTATTCTACCATTAACTGCATGTTTAGTTATTGAGTCTATAAATGTAGTATGGGCTTTGTTTATCTCTCGTGCATCTGCAATTAGTTTTGGTAGTTCGTGTGGATGGTTTTGTAAAAAGTTTTTTGTAAAACTAGGTTCATTACTTTTTTCTGTTCTATCATAAGGAAGTTTTAAATTGTCAAACGCTTTTGCAATGCTTCGAGCTGCGTGTATTTCTACTTCAATTCCTGTTAAACCTTTGATCTTACTAACAATTTTAGCCTCACGATCCATAAGATTTTTTTTCAATTTGTCTGCATGTTCAAGATTAACTCTTACACCTTTGAATCTCATATCAACTAAACAAGGAAATAATTTTGTTTCTAATGTAAAAACATCCATTAGTTCTTGATTATATAATTCTACTTTTAATCTTTGCCAAAGCTTAAGTGTAGACTCCGCATCACGTTCCGCGTATTGTCCAACAAAAAGCGCAGGCAATCTCCACATATCTTTTTTAGGATCTAATCCATACTCTTTTGCTGCAGCATTTAAAACGTTTTCATCTTTACCAATACCTACATAAAATTTTGCTAATATATCTAACCGATAAGATAATCTATTTTCATCTATTAATGACGCTGCAATCATTGTGTCAACAATCTTTCCCTTAACAATAACACCTGCTGCTCTTAACCAACAGATATCATACATTGCATTATGAAATATAAAGGTAGTATCGGGTTGGTTACAAACATCTTGTAGCCAAGATAAAACTAAATTCTTGTCCATGTTTCCACCAGACTCGTGTTGTATTGGAAAATAACCTGCCCAACCTTCTACGGCTACAGCAACTCCAGCAATGTGACCTCTACCGGTAACATTACCTGACCCCAGTGTCATTAAATAAGGATCATTAGTCTCTAGATCGATTGCTATTTCTTTGTGTCCTTTGAGATCTTTAAGTTCATCAGGCATTACCCATTCCGTTTGTGGTGTAAACAAAGGAATTTGAGTACTTCTCATTCGTAGTCCCTTTCAAGAATCATCTCTAAATAATGTATTGCCTTCTTCACGTCTTCTTCTTTTCCCTTTGACTGATGTCTACAGATATATTTTATAGCGTTCCCCTCTGCAAAAAGCAACTTGTTTTCGTTTATAAATTCTGCGGGTTGAATTTTCATTGATTGATAGTGCTTCCCACCTACCTGTTTATCTAACGAATCATAAGTAGCTTTCTTAAATATTTCACTGTTTGTCATTTTGTTTCTCCTCATAATCTTTATATTCTTTTATTAATTTTTCCGATGGATGATAAACATCAACCGCTGAATGACAGTTAGGACAAGATAAATTACTTACAATATCATAGTCTTCATTGTCTTCAATGTCGTGATCCCCACCCCAAATTAGTTCAGTGTTGCAGTGCCAGCAGTTCATAATATATAAGCTCGATCAAAATCTTTTGGGTCCAAGACATGCAATTCACGCTTCGCTCTCGTCGCTCCAGTGTAAAATAATCTATGTAATTCATCTGGATCATAACTAAATGTTTCGAGTGCAGCATTAGTTAAGTCTTGCATCAATAAAACTTTATCAGCTTCTCCTCCTTTCGCTCCGTGTATAGTTGACATTGTTATACGAGGATTTTTATTTAGTGTTTCTCCATTCGCCCTCATGTTACGAATGTAGTTTTCAGTAATAGTATCGAGTCCTTCAAAAGATTCATACCAAACTTTATCTATTACTAAACCATGTTTATCTTTACAGTCTTGTAATGTATACCTTTCATCAGAATGTAGAGTTTTACCTTTTTGAAATCCAGGTAATACATTTGATCCAAGATATTCATATATGTTTTTAATTTCTAAATGATTTAATTGATCTCCCTTTCGCCAGTGTTCCCAATTGTTTAACGCTAATAATAATTTTAAAGGTACAGAATTTATTCCTTTAAATTGATAATACCACCCTTGTAATTCACACAAATCTTTTGCATCATCTAAAAAATGATTGGCTGAAGATAATACTAACCAATTACCCTCACTCATATCTACTTGTGTAATATCAGAGTATCTTTTTAAGATACCTTCTTCCTCTCTTGGTCTATATTTTTTATCAAATCTATTTTGTACTTTGTTAATAATATTTTGTGACAATTCGTGTATGGGTCCACCAGGTATACGATAAGATTGATCTAATACTTTTATATCAGTTACTTCTTCTTTAAGTGCAATAAAATGATCTACATCTGCACCGGCCCATTTAAATATAGCTTGATCATCATCACCAGCTATGTAAGTTTTTTCTGCGTTAGCCCAAAGTTTTCTTACCATTTCCCATTGTATTAAAGATAAGTCTTGTGCTTCATCTATAAACAATACCTTAAAACTATTCACAGATTCTTTTTCAATATAGTCTAATAATAAATCGTTAAAATCTTTTAGTCCTTTTTCTTTTTTAAATCTTTTAAGTTCTTCTGCCAATAAAAATAATGTGTTACGTTCTATGTCTAATATGTTTTGTCTTGAATCATAGTATTCTAATAGATCTATTCTCTTAACTGCAGCTGTGTTTATGATTGTCAAATATTCATTGTCTGAATTAAATGTACCATCACTATCAGAAAATCTTGCAACTTTAATTGGTATGCCACATTTTTCTCCAAACTCTTTGTAGTCATCTCGACCCATCATTTTTTCTTTGGTCATACCTAATTGATTAAATGCATAGGAATGAAGTGTTCTAAAATTACTCAAATCATTTTCAATATCTAGATTAAATTTGTCCGCAGCTCTATTTGCCGCCTCTGTCGCGGCTTTTTTAGTAAACGAAAAGTACCCAATTTGTTTAGGTCTTATCCCTTGCTGTATAAATTCGTCCACTAGATTCAGCAGTGTTGTTGTCTTGCCTGTCCCAGGTGGTCCTAGTATTATTGTTTTCATATTTTTTTACTTTCCTTGTTAATAATCTGTTTTTCATTTTAAGATATTCGTTTTCTTTTTCTAGTTTTTCTAGTTTCAAACGAAACCTTAAATGCCAATTAACTCCTACATCTTTATCAAACATTAAAAATGTTCTTCTTGATAAGGTAGTTTAGATGTAGAAGCTTCTACTTGTTTCATTGTTTTAATTTTAATTAGTCTTGGTTGTTGCTTCTTAACTCTAACTCTTTCTTCTTCTACAAATACATCTAATTGTTTTAATAAATTACCTGTTTGTGTTTTATCTTTTTCCCAGTGATTTCTTTTACAAAAATTAAAAAAGTCTTCCATTCTAAAATATGTAAAACCATCTTCTGTAAAAGGTAGCTTATTAAATATATCATCTATTGTTCTTGCTGATTGTCTGTTTGTAGTCCAATCTTGTAAGAGTCCTGTAATTTCATTCATAGGATTTAAAGATTCTAAAGGTTCTACTTCTTGTAAATTTTGCATCATTGGTTTTAAAAAATGTTGTTTCCAATCTTTTGGTTTTGGTACAGGTACAACTAAATTAGCTTGATCTAAACATGCTAGTGCAAACATACCTGGATTATAAAGTTGTTCTGATTTTAATTCGATCCGCGTTCCACTAACATCTAAAAACCATTGTGGTGGTGTTGATGAGTATTTAGTTAAACTTCCAAGTATAGGCATTTCTTCTTCACCAAATCCTACACCAAATCTTTTTGTTCTACATAAACCCGATTGACATACCGCGTTAATTGGTGCGTCTTTACATCTATACTTATCATAACCTTTTCGATTAACTGATTTAATTAATTGTTGAACCTCGCCATTACTTAATGGTGGTTCCATAAATTTTTGATTAGCTTTTACTATTTCATCTTCCCATGTATCTGGGTTTGCTTGTTTATAATAAACTGCAATATTAAATAGTGCGTTGTTTCTTGAGCCCTCCCCAAAACCAATTGAAGCTAACTTATTTAAACAAGGAGGGCCACCAGGAAATGCTTCTTCTATTTTTTTTTCTTTCGTTTTAATTTGTTCCACCTCTTCTTTTCGTAAAGAAAAATCATCATAGAGCTTAAAAAATTCCTCAAGTGTACAACCGGTGCCATTATCGTTGATAGCATAACGTAGTCCTTTCATTTCATTGTGGTAGGGTAAGTTTAAAAAATTACCAGTGTCCCCACGATCCACTAATATTTCTGTTTGTTTTGGAAAAATTTCTGATCCTTCGTAACCAAGTAGGATAGCAAAAGATTTTAATTTTGATTGCATCAAAGATGCAGGAATATTTTCTTTTGTAAATAAAAATACGTGTGCGCCGCCAGATTTACTACGGCAAACTATTAATGGGAGTTTAAGATTCCGAATACTTTTAATGAGGCCAACGTGATCAAGGTTATATTCGTCAATATCAATGCAGCCCCACCTACAATCATTATTTTCTGTGATAGGGATAATCCCAAGGGCGGGACCTTTTCCTGTAAGGTGGTTTTCCCAGAGTTCTTCGGTGACGGTACCACGTACAATAAAAGCTTTTCCTTGTTGCTTTCCGTTTTCGCCACGTTCTCCAGGTTGATATTGTCCATATGCTATAGTTAGTCCGCTAAATATATTTTTGAATTTATCTTTTTTCATTATCATTTCTTATTTCTTTGTAAAGGGGGAAGTTGCCTT